ATCGTCCATGAGAGTTTGGACTTCCAGACCGCCAATGATTGCTTTTTCTGATTTTAGTTTTGTTGGCTTGTTTGCCTCGGCTCGCATTTTATCTCGTTCGATCAATGCAGATCGAATCCCTTGTCCTTCTTCAATATCAAGTTGCCTTTTCTTAAGTCCAAATTCAGCATTAGCCTGCATTTGCTTTGTTCCCATGTTAATAAGTCCAGCGACAGATTCGGCAATTCCAGCACGTTCATTCAGAGAAATGTTTTCATCCTTGATCTGGTCACGCACACCTTGCAATGTTGGGGCAAGATCAGGAAACAGCTTCAAAGCAGCGTCGATTTGAATGTCGCTTTGTTTGATTAGCTTTTTCTTTTCACCTTGTTGCTTAAAGTAGTCCGTGACTTGACCAATTCCTCCAGCAATTCCTTGAGCGCGAGCATTAGCTAGTCCCCTAGCTGCGTCAACCGATCCAGAATAATCTGGTGATTGATATGGAATTGTTTTTACGTCTCCTCCGAATAGTGCCATAATTTTGCTTGTCCGTGTTAAATTTATTAATATCCAGCAGGGCGATCAGATGCTAAACGCTGAGAATTGAAGTTTAATCCAGCAGAACCTCCACCGCCACCGCCAAATCCACCACTAGCATAAGCACTTCCAAGTCCAGAAATGCTGCTTCCAAGACTGCTCCACATTTGGGCTTTGGCTTGTTGATTGGCTAGTCCGATTTGGTAGTTTGCTTGATTTGCTTGGTTTTGCGCACCAGCTTGTTGTGAAGCTAAATTCAATGGCATGTTGTAATCAAACGACCCAGACGATGATGGTCCAAGTGTCAACGCAGTGCGTAAGTCTTGTTGTCCAGCACCATACGACAATGGAGCCGTGCGAAGTGCTTGCAGTCCCGGATTGGTATAGAACTCGCCAGCTTGGGAGTATGCGCGTTGTCCAGCTTGTGCGGCTTCTGCTCGCTTACGGGCCATGACGTCTTCGCGTCCCATTGCCTCGCTAACGATGCCCAGATTGCCACCAAGTCGCCCAGACGCTTGGAAACTCTCACGCGCTTGCTGCTCGTATCCGCGACGTTCTTCTGGCGTCACCCCTTGCGCCGAGGCCCTAGCTCGCTCAGCTTCTTGAGAAGATGCCTGAACTGCGGCGGCCTGTTCTGGCGAAAGAGCTTGCATCAGGCCACGCGTCATATCCGCTTGACCCGTCATTTGGCCAAGTTCTTCAGCGCGAAGTTGCTCTAGGTTTTTTCCTGCTTGTTGCGATGTGCTTAGTTGTAGTCCTTGGAATCCCGGTTGACCATTTATGCCACCGAGGAATTGGCCAGTCTGACCAAACATCTGTCCCATGAGTTGTGGCCCAAACTTGTCTTGGAGAGCCATAAACCCCGGAACATTTTTCCCATAGTAATCAAGCAATCCGGTTGCCTGACGATCAACAAGGTTTGTCCCTTTGCCATAACCTCGCTTTCCCACTCTAAATAGTTCAACTGGGCGAGGTGCAGAACCTCCAGCCGCGTCTCCAGCTTTCTTGGCTCCATATGCTGCTATTCCTCCACCCACTACCGCTGCTGTAATTGCTGCACTCATTTAGTTATCTGTATTATTTGTTAAAATCATTTTTGACGGGCTTATGTCTTTCCTCCAAGTATTGAATCTAGGATCTTCAGCGTCCATTAGTGGGTTCTCAACTGGAATTGTAATCCTTCTAATTATTTCGTCAGGATCGGTTAAATTGTCTGGATTAGCATGAATTGTTAAATACATAGCATCGGTTACGGCATGAACCAACCGCCTTGTCCCTTTTTTGGTTATCCCCATAAACGGTCCCGTAATGCTGGATGACTCTTCATTGGAAATAACCTCTGTTGTCCCTGAAATCAAAATAAATGGATGTTCAGTATTATGATGAACGGTTGTGAACATTGATCCAGCCGGAGCATACGCTTGACGAATATAAAGGCCGTCTGTGAATATGTGGGTTAATGGAATCTCCGCTACTGGAAGCGTAGACAACTCGTATTCGATCTTGTCAATCGGAGACGATGACTCCCAGTCTTTAATAGATGGAACTTTCGAGTCAAATTTAGCAACTGATGTTGAGTGCTTGTAGATTTTTATTGAGTTTTTACTTACATGACTCCTGTAATTCACAGTCAGTTCGCAACCCTTTTCGATTATCTTTGTCGTAACGCAAGTTACTCGATCATCTTTAAATATAAATTTACAGTTTGGATCTGGAGAATGATTGATAATGCGACCGCATGAATATTTGTAATTTCCAAGTGATGCCAACCATTCACGGCCAACTTCAATATTTTCCGCTGCGAATAATCCTTTTCCATGTATATCTGAATCGAGTATCTCAAGGCATTCTTTGTGTTGTTTTGAGTCAAAACAAACATTGGACTCCATCATCTTAATAACGTCTAGATCAGAAACGCCAAGCGATTCCAAGAAATCATTATAATCGTTGATTTTATCTAGATGCGCCATATGTGTTTAGTGCTTCTGTAACATGCTGATTCATTTCAACCAAACACCAACAATGAATTATTGGAAAGATTTGCTGGAGAACCACCCGTGGCTTCAATTAGCAGATTGAATTGCGTTGTTGTGTGAGAGCTTGGAATTGACGCGAAACCATTAATAATAGTTCCTGAATCATAAACACCTCCAACGACAACATAAGCAGTAGACGGCAAAGCTGTTGTCATCGTGACAGTGAATAATCCAGTTCCGGTTTTAAGAACAGATGCGATATTTCCACTCGCATAAAGATATCTATTGGTATTTGCAAAATCAAGTCCACCTGTGGAATTTCGACCAGCGTCAAATGCACACCATGCTCTTGCTCCATAAATAGGAGCGGTTCCTGTTTGCGCTCCGTTAAGTTTTGGAGCCGTGATTGACGCATCAACAATATTGGATGTCGTTACGGTTGCTCCAGCAGGAAAAGCCCCACTCCCTAATTTTGATGGATCGATAGCAGCAGCCGCATTGATGTCGGCATTAAGAATAGTGCCATCAAGAATATTACTTGAAGTAACTGCCCCAGCAGAAATTGAATTTGCCGTAACAGCCCCGGTAGCAAGCTCATTTGCAGTAATCCCCTGAGAACGGACTTTTAGCTGACCAGAAGCGACCTCAAGGGTAGTTCCCAAAATGGCGTCTGAAGTCATCGTCGTTTGATCGATGATATTGTTCATTTTCGAGCTAGTGATCGTGTCAGTGGCTGTAAATGTATAAGTTGTATTGACTGCGCCCATGTTTTATTTCTGTGAAACGATTTGCCTATTTGTTACTGAACCCGCGACTTTGATTGAATTGATCTTGGGTGATCCGATGGTTCTTGTCAAGATCATAGTTCCAGTGTAACCCCTAATACCTGCAAGTCTGCACCTAATACTTGCCGTCTCCGCTTCATTTGCGGAAGTTGGTGCTAATACAACACCACCAAGAAACTGAGTCGTTGTTCCGATCTCGGCAGCATTGTCTGGGTCCTCTGCCGCAAAAGCGATAGAATACTCTCCAGTGTCACCAGCAAGGTTTTGCATGATGATTTGAGCATCCGTGAATCTTTTCCGCTCCATCGTCTTCAAATCATAGCCCCGAGTAGTCAAGGATGCATTGATTGGGGCTGTAACAAGCCCTACGCCAACATTTGCTACATTAAGACGGTCAACTGAATTCTCAGCGGCATCAATTTGATGCAATCCTCCATTTCCAGTAACTGCGTATAATTCATTTCTGACTCCAGCTCCTCCCGTAATAAGGTTTTTAATCAAAATCCGCGAATCACCATATGTGTCTAAAGACTCCCAACCTTTGTTTTTGAAGTTATACACCAAAACCGAGTTGTTTCCATAAGCGTCATCAGCTCCAACTACGGAGTCAAGTGCAACAGCAAGGTAGTATCGGTTGTCAAACAAGATCCCGACAGCTTCTGATGCGTAATCTTTGTTGATTCGGTCAATATATGGCTGGATATTTTTTGACACTGGCTCATCAGACCCACGAAGGTTGTAATCATTTAGGAACTCTAGTGAATAAACACCATCATCAGACAGAAACATCATAGTGTTTCCTCTCATAACCACCGATTTTCGAGCTAGACATCCAATTTCAGACGTAAGTTCTTTTACAGTGCAGTCTAAAAGGCTTCCAAGTGTCCCTTTTACGATATGTAGGCTGTTCCTGTTGAGAACCACCAGCGCGTCATCATAATATCCGTGCATTCCAACAACGTAGTCGGCTGTCCCACCACTAATTCGGAATTGATTCTGAATTTGGTCAAAAGTGGTAGTATCTAGAATGTCGGAAACCGAGATTTCATCAGTAATCTTCCGATTCGTAAAGGAAACCGCATTAAATGCTCCAGATTGCTCGTAGTAATAAGGCACCCAAAGTCTTCGCTGGAAGTGAACTCCCCAAGGTGCTCCCGGTTGGTGCATAAAGCCACCACCAACGCTAAATCGTCCACCAAATTCAAAAACATCTGTGCTTGACGTATTATAATTCCCAACAGGGGCATACCACTTAATGGTTGTGGTCGTGGCCTCAGTAACTTGATATTCCTTCCCAAGCATTTCAGCAAAGTCGGGAGTAATGGTTTGCCTTACAACAATAATGTCTCCTATTTTTATAGACACGTTACCAGCAACCGTTGCTGTCACAAGACCATCAACAATATCAACATCTTTTGCTGTAATGTTAAATGTCTGTGGTTGAGTGTAAGCTCCACCGGGAGACAATGTAAATCCATCTGTCGCCGTAGCCGCATCAGTATTAAACGTGACTGTCTGGCTGGTAGTGAAAACGTAAGTAAAAGAATCTTGGGTTGGGACCGTAGCAACGACAAACGACCCATTCGCGGGCGTTCCACCCGTTAATCCAGCAATAGTAATGGCCGTTCCCACAACCAACCCATGTTCCAGCAAATTCACTAAAACTGATGTGGTTCCAGCTTGAGAAGCAGAAATAATTGGTCTTCCGTTGGGGAACCATTCAAGAGCCTGTTGACTATCACGGAATAACATTACCTTATCAAATAACTGAATCATATCGGTGTCTCCACCTAGTGATTGTCCAGAAGGATATGGAATATTCGTTACTGCAAAAGTAGCCAAGTCGATCTTCTTTGCTACAGTATCCATCGCAACAATGGCGTATTCCTTGTTGTTGGTATTTGGATCACTAAATATACAAGATGCCCTAACGTTGGCGTTGGCTACGTCATTGATCACCATCTGAGACAGCGTTCCAACCTTGTCCGTTGGTGGGGTGGTCACTCCTATAATCGTGTAGTCAAGTGAGTTTGCATCAAAGTAAGTAAGCTTGTAGTTTCCATTGAACGACGTATCCAAGCCCGCAATTGTTGCCCAACCTGAAGTGCCAGCATCAAACCCATGGGCCGTAACGGTAATGCGCACGGTATCTGTTGCAGGAATCGTGACATTGGAAATAGTCTTGGAAGTGGATGTAATTACTTCTGAAACTGGTGAGACAGCAGAAACCGTATATGGGCCAACACCGCCAACCAGCGAATAGGTAATGCTTGATCCGCTTGCAGTAGTTGCTGTGAAAACACCATTTGGATCAGTGCTAGCAGTGTATCCAATTCCAGCGATATTCAACGTGGAACCATTGGTCAGACCGTGAGCTGATGCGGTAGTAAGCGTCACAACACCAGCAGTGACAGAGGCAGCAGTAATCAATACGCTTGATCCAATCAAATAGAATGGCAACTGCAATGGAGTCTCTCCAGTGGTCAACGCCGTGGTCTTCTCTACAACACCCTTGCGAGGCTTCCAATATCCCTCCATGCGCCCATTCAACGACTCACGAACCTCGCCCTCTTGGAGCTGGTTCAACTGAAGCCTTTGGTTCACGCGGAAGAAGCCACGATCAACGTCTTCGTCAATCGCATCATCCCCCGCGCTACCACTCTGGGCAAATTGGGACATTACGCGTAGTAAACGATAACCACACCGGATGTCAGGACCACAGAGCTGAAATCACCACCAATACCCAAGCCAGCCGGAAGGGTAATGGTCTGCAGCCGCGATGCACCAGTAATGCTGCCGGATGCACTCGCAACAGTCGCCAATACAGCGTCATTCACAACCTGAATCCATCGGATCTTGCCTGTGTAAGTAGTTGCAGCAGTAGAAAGCACAATGCCTCCGCCGCCACCTTGCAAATCGTAACTAATAGGGCTTGCCATAAATAAGTAAAGTGTCACCAATGCAATATACAATGGTTCAGCCGGAAACTACCAGATATCTTACCGTTGTCAACTACATTCTGCAATAGGCCCCCTTTAGCCATTTTTAAAAAA